TCCTGATAAGTTGCAGAAGTCTTTTCTCTTAGCTGATGATAAGCATGACACCTCGCAATATCTGACGCTCTGCGTCGTGCTTGATATCTAAATTGGTCATAAATTATCTGGCACATATCAGTTCACTCAGCCGCAACAATCTCGCCCGTTTCAACGTCCACACCTTCCGTCGGCGTCTCTACCGTCCATGTCCCATCAATCGCATCCTGCACCGTCAGATTCTGGTGACCCACTTCAGCCGCATCATTCAGCGCCACAGCAGCCGCAAGATCGGCGCTCGCTGGCATGTACTTGATGACCTGCAACAGCACCACCTTGCGGGCGTACATTTCCCAGTTCTGGTGGCTGTAGTGGCGATTGCCGACCTTGTTGTAACGGTCGCGGTGCTTCTTGACGCGGGCAATCGGCCACACTTCGATGACTGGCCACTCGCTACCCTTGACGCGACCAATGGCGTAGACGTGCGTCAGCAAGTCGGGATCGGATTCACCGGATGGCTTGTGAGTGACAAAAGGCGAGTCGCCCAGGGCATAATCGAACTCGTCACCCTGAAACACAGCGCCGGTCCAGACGGTGGCGTTGCCGGTGCGATTGACTAGATCCACCATGCCTTTCCATCCCGGCACGAACTGGCACTCGCGCCCGTAGGGAATCAGGTACGAACGGCCCAGGGTGTCCGGCTCCAGCCCCAACTGCGCGGCCTGGATGACAGCAGCAAAAACTGACAGCGGGTCACACTTGCCAAGTCCCGGATTGCGCCGGAATGAAGTCAGCGCGATGCGACTCATGCGGTCAGCATTAAGATGCCTCGGCAAAGCGCGGGCAATCTCGGGCTTGAAGCGTTCCAACAAGGCCGGGAAGTCGTTCTTGGCCGGTGCTGCGGTGCGATTTTTCAGTTCTGTAACAGTGGTACTCATGATGTTCTCCTTGGGTGTTATGCGGCCTGCTGGATCGCCCAGCGTGGCAGGGTTAGGGTTTCGATTGCGCTGCTGTAGGCAGGCCAGTGGCCGGTATCAATGCAGCGTTTGTAGGTATCCAGATTGCGCTGATAAGCCTCGCGGCCCGCTTCCAGTGAGTCCATATCCAACTCATAGACGCCCACCGCATACGGTGCGGCTTTCTCAACCGCGATGAAGATAAAAGCCTTCACGTCAATGCCTTCATTGGCCAGCACATCGGAATAGAACGCGGCCTGGACGTGGTAGCGCCATTTCGCGCACGACTTAGCAAAGGCATTCGGCCCCGCGTTGTCGGTGGTTTTGAGGTCCACGACGATGCCATCCTCGCGCAACCAATCCGGGCGGCACTTGACGTTGACGCCCCACAGTTCCGAAAAAAACGACACTTCCGCCTTGCCCGCGCCGCTATCTAGTAGTTCTTCGGCAATAGGGTGTTGGCCGACGCTGGCATTCATCGCTGCTAGGGTGGCCATGTCATCCAGTGTCAGCAGTTCGCGGCCATTGGCGTCTGCCTGGAATGCTTCCCAGGCTTCTTTTCCGGCCTTGGTGCGGCGGTCAATCTTCTCGCTCATGACGACATAGGATTCGTCAAACACATCGCGCTCCAGCAGGTAGGCATGGGCCGCGCTGCCAAAGGTCAAGGCCGGGGTGGTTTCGCGGGGTGATTCCAACCAGGCGCGATAGTGGGCTGGCGACTGGTCGATGCGGTCCAGCCCGCTTTTGCTGATGGCGGGATGCCGGTGGTATTCGGCGTTGGTTGGGGTGTGGTCAATCATTAAGGTCTCTCTCAAGCTCGTTTTTCTCTCGCTGCAACTTCCCGATCCATGCGGCGAGTTGGGCTACTTCCAAATGCGCTTCTTCGAGTTCAAGCGCTATCTGTTGCCGTCGCCATTCGCGATGACGGCGATTCATGTCTCCGAGGCCGGCCCAGTCCATGAAGCGATGCCACGCGCTCATCGGTGCGCGTGCCACTTGTATGGAATGGCCAGGTAGCTGAAGAAGCCGACCTTTTCGACGACTCGGTACGCCTTGCGGCCTCTCCGCACGATGTCGTTGTGATAGCGCGGTTTCCAGCTCCAGATGGATTGGCAGAGCTTGGGCCTGGCAAACTTCAGGCCAGCTACGTCGATGCAGTCTTGATTCATCATCATGGTTCGTCGTCCTCCTCGATGTTGGCGATCTCTTCTTGAAAGCGTTCTATTTCGCTGTCCGGTAGCAGCGGCATCACGTCCACAATCACCCGATCGACGCGCTGCCATTTGCCGTCAATAAAGGCTTTGCCTTTGGTTTCGTACTCGACGGCTTCAATCTCAACTTCGCCGCCTTCGGCTGGGCACCAGTTGTCGGGGTGCCCGGATAGGTTTGGGGGGATGTAGACGCTGGCTGTGTAGTCCACAGCCACTTCGGTCCCGTTCAGGTCTAGCAGGACGCCCATCAGCGTTCACCGCAGTGGATGCAGGCCAGCTTTTGTCCTTGCTGGCTGGTTTTGTACTTGGCAACTGCCGAGGATTTCTCGGCCATTGCCGCGTCATTCCCATCCATCCAGCCCACGATCAGAATCCCGCAGACAATGGCGATCATGGCAAAGCGTTCTTGTTTAGTGGTTTTGTTCATGTTGGTCTCCGAAAGGGTGGCCGTCCGTGGCCGAAGTGGGTTAAGCGGCAAGGCGAACGCGGGGTTTCAGTTGCGACCAAAAGCCAGCGCCGATGCTGTCCATGTCAAAGCGTCCGTAAAGCATCCCGCGAACGGTGTCGTCTTGTTCCCATGCGGTCTGATCCCGAAAAAGCTGGCTTACAAACTCAACAGCTCTGGCGCGGAGGTCATCGCTGATGTTGTTGTTGATGTGGATGTACTTGGCAGTCGGGCCGGTTTTGCTGTGGTCGTAGCTGTAGCAATCGGTCATGCCGTCAAAGTGACCCGCCTCGTATTGGCCACAAAAAGCCTCAATCTTGCGAATCACGGCGGGCGACTGGTTGTAAACCGTGACGTTGACTGAGTTGCCCATGCTGTATGACTTGCTGGTGACACGGGCGGCGATGCCGTTCTTCTTCAGTTCGGCGCGAATCAGGCTGGCTACGGTGGCGACTTCACTTCTATTCATCTTCTTTCTCCGGTTGATGCCGTCTCTGCGGCGTTGGGAGTAGATTATAGCCAAGGTATAGACTTGTCAATAGCCAAGCTATAGAATTTCCCCACGCCAATTCCGGCGCAAGGAGACAAGCGATGAACTACGAGGAATTTCTAAAGGCCAAGGTGCCGATGGCGGTGGAGGATCAGGAAACGACCCAGATGCCGGTGCATCCGATCCTGAAAGCGCATCAGGTGGATATTGTCCGGTGGGCGGTCAAGCGGGGCAGGGCGGCTATCTTTGCCAGTTTTGGCCTGGGCAAATCTGTCATGCAGATTGAAATAGTGAAGGCTTGCCTGAAGCAGACCGAAGGCGGCAAGGGCTTGATTGTGGCCCCACTTGGGGTCCGTGGCGAGTTTCGTCGGGATGCCGCGATGCTGGGGGAATCCATCACCTTCATCCGCTCCACCGAAGAGGCGACCGGGCCGGGACTGTATATCACCAACTACGAAAGCGTCCGCGATGGCAAGTTGGACCCGCGAGCGTTTGAGGCAACTTCACTAGATGAAGCGGCTTGCCTACGTGGCTTTGGGGCCACCAAGACGTTCCGCGAGTTTATGCGGCTGTTTGAGGGCGTCCGCTATAAGTTCGTGGCCACGGCCACGCCGAGTCCGAATGAGTTTATCGAGCTATTGGCTTATTCGGCCTATCTGGAAGTGATGGATGTCGGGGAAGCGAAAACTCGATTCTTTAAGCGCGACTCCACCAAGGCCGACCAGTTGACCATTCACCCGCATAAGGAACGCGAGTTCTGGCTATGGGTGGCGTCTTGGGGCATCTTCCTACAACGGCCATCTGACCTGGGCCACGATGATACCGGCTACGCTTTGCCGCCCATGCACGTTCACTATCATGAGGTGGAGGTAGACCATGCCGAAGCGCATCCGAATCAATGGGGGCAGTTCCAGTTATTCAGGGAAGCGACCGGCGGCATTGTGGAAGCCGCACGGGAAAAGCGCGAGACGATGGACACCCGCGTGGCGGCTGTGGCCGATATTCTGGCCGATATGCGGAATCCGGATAGCACGCTTCAAGATCAGGTGGTGATTTGGTGTGACCTCAACGACGAGCAGAAGGCGCTGGAAAAGATGCTGAAAGAAGGCGGCTACAGCTTTTCCAGCCTCTACGGCAACCAATCTATCGACCTGCGCGAAACGTTACTGGATGACTGGCGTGAACGGCGGACGGCGGTCTTTCTTAGCAAGCCGGTCATGTACGGGGCCGGGATCAACATGCAGCAATGTCACACGATGATCTTTGCCGGGGTCGGCTACAAGTTTGCCGACTTCATCCAGGGCGTGCATCGGGTCTATCGCTTCCTACAAGCGCACCCGGTCAACTTGCATATCGTCCATGCCGAATCAGAACGGCAAGTGCTGCGCATCCTTCAAGACAAGTGGACTAGACATAATCAAACGGTGGACACCATGAGCGAAATCATTAAGGAATACGGATTAACCACGGCTGGCATGCGTGAAGCGTTGCAGCGGCAAATGGGCGTGGAACGGGTGGAAGTGACCGGCAAGGGCTGGACAGCGGTCAATAATGACTGCGTGATTGAGACCGGGCGCATGGCGGAAAACAGTGTCGATTTGATCCTCACCAGCATCCCGTTTTCCACCCAGTACGAATACAGCCCGAGTTATCACGACTTCGGCCATACGGACTCTAATCAGCACTTCTTTGAGCAGATGGATTACCTGACGCCAAACCTGTTGCGCGTATTGCAACCGGGCCGCATGGCAGCGATCCATGTCAAGGATCGGATTGTCCCCGGTGGTTTGACCGGGCTAGGCTTCCAGACGGTGTACCCGTTCCACATGGACACCATCAACCACTACACCAAGCACGGCTTCGCCTATATGGGCATGGTGACCATCGTCACCGACGTCGTGCGGGAAAATAACCAGACCTATCGGCTCGGCTGGTCTGAACAATGCAAGGACGCAACAAAAATGGGCGTGGGAATGCCGGAATACCTGCTGCTGTTCCGCAAGCCGCCGACCAGTAATGAAAACAGCTACTCCGACAAACCGGCCAAAAAGAGCAAGCCGAATTGTATTGATGACGATGGAAACGAGATCCCCTTCGACCTCTATAAGCCGATTAAACCCGGCACCGGCTACAGTCGCGCCCGATGGCAGTTAGACGCGCATGGCTTTCAGCGATCCAGTGGCGACCGGCTATTGATGCCGGAAGAGTTGAGCAACCTGGCACACGATGTCATCTTCAAGCTGTTCCGCGATTACAGCATGACGACCATCTATGACTATGAGCATCATGTAAAGATTGGCGAAAGCCTGGAAGGGGAGATGCGGCTCCCGACCTCTTTTATGCTGTTGCAGCCGCAATCGTCCAATGGGCATGTCTGGACCGATGTGACACGCATGCGCACCCTGAACGGCAACCAATACAGCAAAGGCCAGCAGATGCACTTATGCCCGATGCAGTTTGATATAGCCGACCGGGTGATTGATCGCTTGACCATGCCGGGTGAAACCGTGCTGGACCCTTTCGGTGGACTGATGACAGTGCCTTACCGGGCCGTGCTGAAGGGCCGCAAGGGCTACGGGATCGAACTGAGTCCTAGCTATTTCTTTGACGGGGTAGGCTACTGCAAGGCGGCTGAAGAGCAGATGGCGACGCCCTCATTGTTTGATACCTTTGAGGATGAATCGGAGCTGGAAGCGGCTTAACGCCGATATCGCGTGTGCTCCATCATCGTGCCGATGATATGAATCGGCTGCTGATCGGAGCGCATGATGGCATAGTCCTCATTCAGTGGGACTAGCTCAAATATCTCAACACCGCTCGCGTCTATCCCGCGTGGGCGGTACTTCTTGAACGTGGCAGCTTCCTCGTGATTTTTGGCGACCACGTAATCACCCGGCGAAGGGCGAACGTCCGGGTCAATCACCACCACGTCCCCTTCCTTAAATTCCGGCTCCATGCTGTTGCCAGTGATGCGCAGGGCGAAGGTGTGCGCCGAATAGGTGTTGGAGGCCATGATGTATTCATCGGCACCCCCACGCGGGAAGCTGTCCACAATTTCACGCCAGTTGCCTGCTTGAATGGCGCTGATGATGGGGTAGCCGCGACGGTCTGGGTAGAGCTTGAGGCCGAGGTTGACGTTCTGTGAGAGATCATCCGAGATTGCCTTCACTTCGCTTGTCAGCCGTTCGCTAATGTCCTCCAGTTTACAGCCAAAGCCTTTGGCATAAGCCATTCCGGCTTCAAGGCTAATGGGCTTCAATCCATTGAGGTGCTGATAAATCATTGCGTCGCCGCCTTTGATGCCGTTCATTTTTGCAAACGCGGCACGGCTGATTCCTTTCTCTCGTTTTAACCCATCAAACCGTTTTCTAAGGTTTTCGCCTTCGTCATTCATTGTATTCCCCTGTGGGTAAGCGATATGGGGACTCTATAGCGTTGCTACAATAGCGGGGCTTGCTATTTATTGTAGCGTGGCTATATCATGCAGCCATGAACACACAAGCCATAAAAACAGCGTGCGAAAGAGTCGGCGGCATCACCGCGATGGCTAATCATCTTGGCATCACTGTCGGGGCCGTCCACCAATGGACCAAAGGCATGAAGCGTGTGCCGGTGGAGCGTTGCATTGCCATCGAAGTGCTGACCAGAGGCGAGGTAAGGGTCGAAGACCTCCGCCCTGATGTTGCGATTGATGACTTCAGAAAGCTAAACGCCGCCTAAATGTTCCCCCAATCCCCCACCGATTCCTATACGTACAAACACGTACGGGCTACCCCTGCCTCCCGGTCGAGCCGCGCTCCCGTGGGGCTTTTTTCTTCTATGGCCCGCCCTGCGCCCAAAGCGCCGGTAGTCGACCGGGCCACCCTTCAGTCCGCCCTGGCAGACGGCGGCAAGTTGTCTGCACCTTTCTCCCCGATTACCCGCTGGCGCAAAGCTGGCGGGGCTTTTTTGATGTGACTGAATGAACGAACAAGAACCCCAAGACGCACCCTCGCCCTGCGAGTCCTGCTTTCGGGCGGAACGCTGCGCGGCCTGTCCGATCCCGTGCTATCGGTTCGAGTATTGGGCCGAGACGGGTCGTTCGGCTCCGCTCACGGTGAAGGTGTCTGCATGAAGCGTTGCCCGCATTGCAAGACCGATAAACCTGAGAGCGATTTCCACGCAAACCGGGATCGTCCTGACGGCACCCTGCAAGCCTGGTGTAAGCCGTGCAAGGCTGAAGGCATGCGGGCTTTACGCGCCTCTCGCACCCGTCAAGGCCGTATCCGTTACTGGTATCCCGCCTATGGGGAAAAGTCTCATAAGGCGAAGCTGAGGAATGAAGACGTGCGATTGATTCGCGGGCTGTTGCCGGATCTGTCGTGTGCCGAGATTGCCCGCAAGTTTGAAGTGAGCCGGTCCACGATCAGCGCCATCAAAAACAATCGGTATTGGACAGAGGTGGCATGAGACGCACTGCGCGAGTTTCTCTGCTGCCCGTTCAGCTTCGCGCACAAGTCGTGTCCTTGCGCAAGACAGGCATGAACGTGATGGACATTTGCACCCGTCTCGGCATTGAGAAGTCATCCGAACGTAATGCGGTCAGTCAGCTTTGCGCTGACCCGGCATTGCGGAGATTCCAGGTCGGTATCGAATCGGGGCCGCATTCGAGTCCTCACAAAATCAGGACGGGGAACTGGGCGTGAAGGTCGTCCCCATTACGCCAGACATGCGCCTGATTGCTGCATTGCTCGGTGGTATGCGGGCGATGGTGAACCGCAGGCAAGGTGTGGCCGATAAGAAGATCGGGCCGCAGGACGGGGTACAGGCTGACCAGGACGCGATTATCGGTGAGCTGGCCTTTGCGCAGCTTCATAACGTCTGGCCGGACCTGTCGCTAACACCCCGATCCGGTTCTTGTGACGTGGTGGTTGGCAGGCTGCGGTGTGATGTGAAAACCACGCGCAGGAAGGACGGCAGTCTTTTGGCCACGACCAAGGGCAATCCAGACGTGGATGCTTATGTGCTGGCCATTTTGGATGACGAACAGGTGCTGTTTCCTGGCTATGCGCTGGCCTCTGAGCTTTGCCATGAAAGCCGATTGACGACGAAAGGATATGGTCCGACTTACGCGATGAATCAGGCCGAACTGAGAGCGTGGAAGGCTGACCACAAAAGCAAAACCCCCGACAGCGGCGAACTGTCGAGGGCTTCTATCAACCATTGATCCCAAGGAGATCAACGATGACTAGAGAACATTCTATCACCCTGACGCAGTTAGCTGAATATGACGTGCGCTGTGAACGGGATGCCAGCGGCAATGTGCTGGTGGTGCAAGCCAATAAGCGGGGTGGTTCTGACGTGGTGGTGCTATCACGCCAGTCCGCAATCGGGTTGGCCGCGTTCATTCTGAACGGTGTGGTTGCGGGTGAATCCTGATGCACTACTACCAACATCACATTGGCGATTTTATCCGGGACACGGCGAACCTGACCGATAGCCAGAGCATGACGTATTTACGCCTGATCTGGACCTATTACGACACTGAGCAGCCGATAGAGGATGCCATCAAAAAGCTGGCATTCAAGCTCGGATCTGACGCTGAAACGGTCGAGTTATTGCTCGAAACTTTCTTCAAAAAAGAGGCTGACGGGTGGCATCACAAGCGCATTGATGCCGAAATTTCAGCCTATCAGACGAAGGGCGAAAAGGCGCGGGAAAATGCGAACGCACGCTGGTCGAATAGCCGACGCAATGCCGACGCTATGCAACCGCAATGCGATGGCATTGCCCCCGCTATGCCGTTGCACGATTCTTCATCGAAAGTCGATGCTAACCAACAACCAATAACCAATAACCAACAACCAGAGAATAAAAACCCCCCTACCCCCCTTGCAGGGGGCGGGAACAAATTTGATCCGCTAAGCATGCCATTGCCGGATAGCGTCCCGTCATCGGCTTGGGAGGAATGGATCACTTACCGCAGAAGCCGACGCCTGACGTGCAGCGAACCGACGATGGTTAAGCAACTGCGTTACCTGACGGAAGCGAGTACCCGTGGCAATCCCCCCGAAGGGTTGATTGACACCGCCATTCGCAACGGCTGGCAAGGATTGTTTGAACCGTCCTCACCACCCGCTAGGAGTCATTCCGAACCCGTCAGGCGCCAAGCTCGCCAGGTGTACCAATGAGCGCGGCGGATAACGAGTATCAGGTCATCGGCGGGCTGCTTCGGCACCCGGACATGATCGCTCGGCTGGAGATTGCGGTGGATGATTTCACCGTGCCGCTCTGCGGTCAGGCCTTTGCTTCGATGCGGGCGATCATTGCCGAGGGCAAGTCGGTGGACGTGTTCGGGGTGTCCGAGCGCATCGGCGGTCATGCCAATCTCGGGGACATTACGGAAATCTGGAAGGAATGTCTGATCCGTCCCGAGAGCCTGGTGGACCGTTGCGAAACGCTGAAGTCGGCCTCTCGCGCTCGGCAAATGGCGGAGCTGTTGCGCCTGGCCCAGCAAACCCTCGAAACCGGCAAAAACCCGGATACCGTCCGCGCTCGGTTGATTACCCGACTGGCCAGCTTGGAGTCATCTGGCAAGACCTACGTCCACACGGCCAAGCAGACGATGGCCGAGGTGGTGGACTACCTGCAAATGGCTTTTGACGCCAAACAGGCGGGCGGGCTGGTTGGGGTGAGTTCTGGCCTCACGGGGCTGGATCGCTTGCTGGGCGGATTCCACAAGTCGGATCTGATTGTCGTCGGGGCAAGACCGGCCATGGGTAAAACGGCGTTCATGGTCAGCTTGGCCAAAGCCGCTGCGCTCAATGGCAAACGGGTGGGCATCGCATCGGCGGAAATGCCTGCGGTGCAGATTGGCCTGCGCATGGTGTCCATGTTCGGCAACATCGCTTCCACCAAACTGCGCGCTTGCGACTTGGACGAGCAGGACTTTGCCAGACTGAATGAAACGGCGATGCACTACAGCGAGTTGCCGATTGAGGTCTTTGACAAGCCCGCTTGCACCCCTGGCGATATTGCTATGCAAGCCAGGGCGTGGCAGCTATCAGGCGGGCTGGATTTGCTGATGGTGGATTACCTGACGCGCTTGAGTCCCGATGATTCGATGGATTCAAGGGTCCGCGAAGTGGGGCAGATGATCCAGTCACTCAAGACGCTGGCCAAGACCCTGAATGTGCCGGTCATCTGTCTGGCCCAGCTGTCCCGCCAATGTGAGCAGCGATCCGATAAGCGCCCTCTGATGGCCGACTTGCGTGATTCCGGCGAGATCGAGCAAGAGGCCGATGCGGTGATGTTTCTGTACCGCGACTCGGTTTACAACGATGACGCCAATCCCGAAGAGGCCGAGATTCTGGTGGAGAAAAACCGCCACGGGCCTTGCGGCAAGGTGATGGCGAGGTTCATCCCGGACCAGATGCTGTGGACGAATGTCCAGGCGCAAGAATGGGTGAGCTAACCGATGGCCTGCAAAAACTCGGTCAAGCGGTTCATGCCCAGCAGGAACCCAAGCGCCAAAAGCAACGCGAAGAGAAAGCCTACCTGCGCAACCACCATCCCGACATGGCCGACTTTCTGGCGGGCTTTGCGTCCGTCTTCAACCAACCCGGCGATATCCAGCGCATTCGCGTGAAGGATGACACCGGACTCATTCTCGATTCAAACCACTGGAAGTAGCACATGGCAGCACAGAAAATTTATGACGCGGCAGTAGCCACTAGCGAATATCAGGCCCGCGATGGCAGCACCAAGAAGAACTGGGTGAATGTCGGGGCCGTCCTGCAATTCGAGGATGGCGGGCAGTGCCTGATTCTGGAGAAGTGGTTCAACCCGGCTGGCTGTCCGGGGGAGCGGGGCGTTCGTATCAACTTCTTCAAGCCCAAGGAAAGGGACGGGCAGGGCAGCTTTACCCCGGCCACGTCTGCACCTGTTGCAAGCGTCACGACTATCGGTGCAGCCCCTTCGGCGGTGCCGTTTGACGATGACATTCCGTTTTAGCCATGCCGCAACTGATCCTGCCTTACCCCATCAGCACGAATCGCTATTGGCGGTCGTTTCGCGGCATGACGGTGAAATCCACCGAGGCCCGCGAGTACAAGGCAGCGGTGCAAGTGATTGCTGCTAACAAGGGCGTCTGTGACCCGCTGCAAGGCGGGGTGAAGCTGGACATGAGTTATCACCCCAAGCGTCCGCAAAAGTATCAGCCAGGGCAAGCCGTGCGGTCGATGGATCTGGATAACGTGATGAAGGTAGCGATTGATTGCCTGAACGGGATTGCTTACGCGGACGATAAACAGATTACGCATCTATCCATCCGCAAAGGCGAGCCGATACCGGATGGCGGGCTGGTGATTGCTTGGGAGGCGGCGTGAATGAACTTGCACTCTTCGCAGGAGCCGGTGGCGGAATCCTTGGAGGCATCCTCAACGGGTGGCGCACCGTCTGCGCCGTCGAAATCAACGACTACTGTCGGCGGGTTCTCATGCAGCGTCAGGATGACGGTTGCCTTGAACCATTCCCAATCTGGGACGACGTTACAACATTCGACGGGCGACCTTGGGCTGGATGCGTGGATATTGTCACTGGCGGCTTCCCGTGCCAAGACATCAGCGCAGCAGGAAAAGGCGCAGGCATCAGCGGCGAACGATCAGGACTCTGGTCAGAAATGGCCCGGATTATTGGCGAAGTACGACCGCGATGCGTCCTTGTGGAAAACAGCCCAATGCTCTCTCTTCGAGGACTCGGAACCGTCCTTGGAGATTTGGCCGCGCTGGGGTTCGATGCGGAATGGGGTTGCATATCAGCGGCAGAAACCGGCGCACCTCACAAGCGGGACAGGATGTGGATTGTGGGTTACTCCATGCGCTCAAGATGCGAAGCCGATCACAGGCGGGAATCTATACCAGACATCGACCGGATCAGTACGTCACATGCGTCCAAACGGGATCAGCTCAAACAGAGGACTAGAGGCTCAGGTGATGTGGCAAACGCCGACAGTGCAAGACGCGAATGGACGGGATCGGCACAACCAGAGGAATGGGACGGTTCGTCCATCATTGCTGGGGCAAGCAAGGGTATGGCCAACAGCAACAGCAACAGCATACAAGGGATGGTCGCCAAACCACAACCGCGCAAATACGGACGACAGACTGGATTACACAGTGGAGAGGGAATCTTTCAGGCCTGGCCAGAAGACCCCGCCGATGCGCCTGAATCCGACGTGGGTTGAAAAACTCATGGGCTGGCCGGATTCGTGGACAGCGGTTAACCCCATTAGCCGTGTTAAAATGTGCTTTTGGTTTATGGGGTTCTGTCGTGATGAAGAAACAGGAAGAGAACAAGTTTTGCGAGTGTTGCGGGAAGGAAATGTCACGCAATAGATTTGGGACGCGACTGGAAGATTATTCAGTCTTCCAGAGACGGCGGTTCTGC